AATTGTTCCTGTTGCCATTAGATTACCACCTTTGAATACTGATAATAATCAGTGTAATCATCATCATAAGCTCTTAAAAAACATTCATATTCTAAACCTAATGTTTCTGCCCATCTCCTCCATTGCTTTTTAACTGCTATTTGTAGGCGATGAACGCCCATATGAGGAAATACAAAGTCATAAATCAAACTATGTATCAGTTTAAAAAATCCATATTTATAATTATCTATTTTATGTCCTCTAATTATCCAGGCCTCAACAACGCCTGATCTAAATTCAAAAAGACCAGCAAGAGCTATTGTTTCTTCTTTCTCATTTTTAATAGAGACTATAGTATGTAATCCACTATCAAGACCTTTTTTAATGTCTCTAGCTAAATCTTCACAGTTCTCCGAGCAATCGAAGTCAAGTAGATCTGCAAATGTAAATTTAACAGCTTTAAGCATCACTTGATATTCCTCTTACTGTGTACCCTAATATTGTAAATGGAGTAGCTTCATCATGGGAAATTTCAAATTGTTGAACTTCATCATTACTCATGGTGAAATCTACATTTTTTACGCCTGTAAAAGGCTGATTGTTAGTACTACTGTAAGCAGTATCTCCATAAGCAAAATCCAAATCACTATCATACTCAATATCAATTTTAGAATTAGTATACTCATTAGTCGATCCTGTTACATAGATACTTTTAGAAACACTTCCACCTTTAGATTTATAAAGGGTTAAAGTTGTTCTATCAACACGTTTTTGATTACCAACAGAAGTATCCCTATCAGGACCGGCTTCTACAGGAAGAGTTAAAACTCTACTTTTAACTATATATCCTAAAATTGCTTCAAGAGAAATTGCGCTATCATATGTGAAAGTCCTAGTATCTCCTGTCCCTGATAAAACACCGTCTATAGACGTACTTAATCCATCTACAAGACCGTTTAATGTCTTATCGCCAGTTGCAGTGCCAGCAAGACTTACAGGGACTGTGATCGTGTTTACATTCGTATCACGAGCACCACCATCCACATACCATGGACGATCATAGTCAGCAAAACCGGATGGAGCTGCAAAACTATTTATATAATTACTATGCTCAAAAGGAAGCATCATTTTTTCTAATTGAAAATATTCTGTTGAAGACCATTTATATCTAACTACTGCCCATAACTCATCCCACTTTGTAGCGGCATTAGGTATAACAGTAAAAGATCTAAACTCAGCGGCAGGTTCTGTATAAGCAGCACCATGTAAATGCTCTGCCCACGCCACTCTACCATCGTCGTCTATTGTAGCACTGAATAGATGCCAAAAATAATTCTGATTAGTATCAGATGGATTATATGTTAAAACCCACAGTGTATTCATTGCTTCTTGCCAATATATTTGATCAATCAAAGCACTCTTTGAACCACTATAGGCTTTAGAGTTATCTGTCCATGATGTTGTAGTTGGAAGTTTTGTAACAATATCAGCTGCTCTTCTATTAAGATCATTTGATATGAAACTTCCATTCTCTCTGTTATATTTAAAACTGTTTAAAGTCTGTCCACCTTTTGCAACATAAACAGTAGAGTCGCCAATTAAGGCAACTTCTTTATTTCTTGATCCATGTCTCGAATGCGGCTGTATTGAAATATTACTTGAGCTTATTATTTGATCATTTCCTGTGACAATATATTCAGCTTCTAATGTTCCTACTTGAAAAGTTTTTTGAGCACTCATCCAAGTAATTGCACTTACTCTTTTAGAAGCAATTGTAGTAGCGAAAGGATCAGTTACTGCCGTTGTTCCAAAATAGTTATATCCTGAAACATCTGTTGAACTATCTTGTGCAAGTCTTTCTTGCATTAAAAAATAAAAATTACCTGTACGTGAACCCCAAAGTGTGTCTGGTTGGAACTCTGTTCCACCCCAAAAAATACGCTGTTCAAACATCGCAATTGTTCTAGGCCATCCTCTTTCATCTGACCACGCAGATTCTGCCCATATAGTTGTAGGAGTTGCCCATGCAGCTCCAAAACTAGTTATTACTGTTATATTTACAACAGTAGCACTAGTATAACTTGTAACTAATGCAACACCAGTTACAGGAGTTGTATCGGTTAATCTAAAATATGAACCAACCATATCGGCTGTAAAATAAGAAGATGAAGCAGTTAATGTTGTGTTTCCTGTTTGTGCTCCTGGAACCATTGTAGTTGAAGATACGTTAGTGTCTAAATAAGGAATTTTTGCTGGATTAGGGATATCTGATCCTGGTCTGCCTGCTATGCTGCTTTTATAAACTGTTATCCTAAAAGCATCTACGCCTTCTCTATATATTTGTATAGGTTCAAATGTACCATCAATATGTGTGATAAATAAAACATTCGCCAATTGTACATATCTAAAACCATTAGTAGAAAGAGATGATGAAAAAGTTGGGAGAGTTCCTACAATAGAAATTCCTGTCGCTCCTAATGAGGTACCATCAGAATCCCAAATATAAATAGGATCTGTAGCTGCCCATCCACCTGGAACTGAAGGAGCTGTATTAGTCAGATTAAGTCCTACAATATATGATTCTGAATCACTTATAATGAAAGGAATTAACTGCCAAACATTAGCGGTAGGATGTGTGATTGTCTCAATGTATTGAGTTCCTGGACGTTTTGTTAATCCACCATCTTTTAATGGAAGAAAGTTAACAATTTCATGAGCACCTGAAAAATAATCTTCAGTATCAATTCTTGCCATTGATTTGCTGTCTAATTCACCTGCTGAAAAATTCGTCTGTGATTTATTAAACTTTGCCATAAAATTACCAGTAGTATTGTCGCATACCAGATGTTGCGTAAGTATTCTCTCTAGAAACTAACCACTCATCAGCATCAAAACTTTGTGGTGATCCTTCCTGAGCATCAAACGATCTAGCATCTTTTAAAACCATTTCAGCATTAGCTTTTAATCTTTCAGCTAAAGTCACACTTTGTACTAAAGGATACGCCATTTCAGCAGCTAATAAATAAGCAAATGCTTCATCAAATGTAGTATCAAATGCTGTTGTGTCAGTTACTTGCTTAATGTAAATTAGATTAACTGAGGAATCATTTGTCAACAAATATCCACCCTCAATTTTCCATTCTGTAGTTGAATTATAAGGCTTAATTGCTCTTAACATATCTGTTGGTAATATAAAACGATTATCAAACTCAAAAGCTGGAGCTGTTGCATCTTCTGTTAGCGCTTCTCTAGCTATGGCGAAATTCCAAAGATATGAACGTACTAATTTATCACGCAGAATTGCGTAATTTCTATTACAAAGTTTAGCTCTTTTACTTGTGTCGGACAGAGCAGTGATCGGATCTTGTCCTAGCTTATCCAGAGCTGCATTGCAAAGTGCTACTTCAGTTGCTGCCATTGCTCCTCCTTATATATAAAAAGAAGCCTCCCGAAGGAGGCTCTGGACTAAGCAAGCACAAAAAAGATGACGATTTCAACGTCACCAGAAGTTGCAGTAGTTGTTTCCTCAACAGTTATACTAACCTGAGTCTCAACAGAAAATCTTTTAAGTATTCCTGTTTCTGCAGCTGCAGCTGCAGCGTCAGCGCCATTTCTAGCGAAAGCATTAGCATCACCTGCATCTACGTTATTTACAAACGCATCAGGATCAGCATCATCAGTTCCATTAGCTAAATATCCAACAGAAAATTGACCAGTTCCGCCCATATCTGCTGATCTGATATAAGCATCAAGCACAAGAGCACCAGCTGGAAGCTTTGTACATGCAATGATATCAGCTGCAGTTAAAGCTGCTGAAAGAGTATACTTATCTTTAAGTACTTTAACTCTTCCGTTAGTTTCACCTTGACTGACTTTTGTAGCAGGTACTGCTACTGTCTTTTCATAGTTAATACTATTTACAGTTGCCATATTCTATCCTTTGTTATCCCGCCTTGCACAGTTGGGAGTTAATTATCTTATTCTGAACAATCTACTTCTACTACTTTCACTTCTTCAAGTCTTGTAACACCTACAGATTGTCTTACATAAACCTGAGTACTGAAACGCTTGTCAACTCTTTCAACTATCTTAGCAACAGTCTCTTTTCCAATGGCCATTACAAGTCCATCTTCAACCCAAGCAAAACAACGTCTACTGTTAGCAGCAGTGATTGTTCCTGTACCAGAACCAACAACACCAGTACTTACATTGTAAGTAATGTCAGTTGAACTTCTAACAAGTCTTTCAGTTCTTATAAATTTGAATCCCATGAAAGTATCAATTTCACCAGCTACTAAAGCTCTAATTGTATTGTAATCAGAACTTGTTACTTCAGTTTCAGCAAGCAAAGATTGCTTCTGAGAAGAAGTATAAGCAAAATACTTAGGAATATCTGGATCGATATCATTTGAATCGAATTTCTCAGCTACTTTTCTAAGAGTCCTAACATTTAAGTTAACACCAGTAGTAGTTGAACCATCGTGACAAGCAACTTTTTGAGTGCTTGGAAGAGCTGTTGCAGTTGAACCAGAAACACCACCATAAGCATTTCCTAAAGCAGCAGCAATAACTTGATCGTCTTTCTTTCTTCCTAATGCCCATACAGCAGCTTTAACATAAGCATCGTCAGGACGAATAAGAAGTCTTACTCTATCCATTTCGTCGATCATGTCACCATACTCAGCGTCAACTAGAGTAAGAGCACGTCTTGTATGTGGAGTATTTAGGATTGGAGTATCACCATGACGAGTAGTGATCTCTTGTGCATCTACAGAACCAACTCTCTCATAGTAGTCAGTCTTAGCTGCTTGAGTTTCCATTCGGACTTTTCCTTGGAAACGTGAACCTTTTTGTTGTGAAAGCATTATGATATTGCTTCTAAACGTTTCAATAAACGCAGTTGAAATTTGATTTGACATTTTAAACCTCACTAAAAGTTAATATTAAATACATTTCCGGTTGAATTGTCCCAACGGGGGTTCGTACCTAATATCCGCTTTTTTATGGGTCTAGAAAGATTGTCCTGCAGATATCTACCTTAATATTAAAATAGAGTATGCTGCAGGTCAACTTTTATTTAGATTTCTTCTTCTTTTTTTCAGCCACAGACATTGCTATCGCTATTGCCTGCTTTAAACCTCTTCCACTTCTTTTAAGCTCTGAAATATTATAGCTGATTGCTTTTTTACTTTTTCCTTTTTTTAATGGCATTATTACTCTCCATGCAACATTTCTTGAAGTTTTACCATTTCACTACAGTAATATTCATTTTGTGGATGCATTCTGTTTATATAAGGATGCGAAGGATCGTAGAAAGTCTCAATTTTAGCTTTTACCT